ATGCACTTACTGCGTTAGAAGAACTTATAGCATAAGATGAACTTACTGAGTTGCTACCTGAGATAGAGTATGAAGCACTTACAGCATTTGAAGAACTAATAGCGTATGAACTACTTACTGCATTTGAACTACTAAGTGCGTATGAAGCACTTTCAGCATTAGAAGAACTTAAAGCATAAGAGGAACTTACTGCGTTTGATGAACTTATAGCGTAAGAAGAGCTAATAGCATTTGAACTACTTACTGCATAAGAAGAACTTACAGAGTAAGAAGCACTTACTGCAAATGAAGATGTTAAAGCACTTGGTGCATGTGAAGCAGAAATAGCCCAGCTAGCTGTACCATAAACTATTCCTGTTGGTACAAACACATTACCATATAAAGTACTTCCACTATTAACAGTTAATCCGTTATTAATAGTAACACTACCACTTTGGTTTATTACTAAAGCATCTAAGAATGCTCCATAAGGACTAACAGCATTCAAATGAATGTCAGTAGCAGTTATAGTATATTTTGAGTAAGCACTAAGAGCAGAATTTAATACGTTAGTTTGAACTCCATAACCTGGTGTAGTGTCAACTCCAATACCTAATACATCTCCACTACCTGAACCTCTGAAGAAAGTTACATACTCAGAAACTGAGCTTGTGCTGTTAATATTTTGAACACCGAAGAAATTATTCGATGCTGTTGTAGCAAAAGTAGTCTTTGGTACACCTCCTAAGAATGCAGCTTCAGAAGCAGAGATTGCATAAGATGCTGTTATAGCATGAGAGGATGTTACAGGAATGTTTAAAGCAAACGAAGCTGTAAGAGCATACGATCCACTTAATGAATAAGAAGAACTTATTGCTGTGTCAGAGGCATTAGCGTGTGATGCACTTATCGCATAAGACGATGTTACTGGAATGTTTAATGCAAAAGAAGCAGTCTGTGCGTATGAACCGCTCAAAGAGTAGCTTGAACTTATTGCATTGTCAGCATTATCGGCATGTGATGCAGATACTGCATAAGAAGCAGTTAAAGATGTTGGTGCGTGTGAAGCACTTACAGCCCAGCTTGCTGTACCAAACAAATAGCCATTGAAAGAACCTGTAAAAGATCCTGTACTGTATGATTGACTAAATGCTACAAAAGAAGATGAAAGAGAAGCAATGCTAGAGCTAAATGAAGCAGAAGCTTGTACAAGTACGCTAGCAGTACTTTCTAAATTAGTTGCTCTTCCTGCTATAGAAGAAGAGAAAGTAGTATAACTTGCTGAAGTAATAACAGGATCACCGTTTACAGCTAGGCTACCTGTAATGGTAACTGAACCTGTAAATTGATGTGTGTCTGTTAATTTGGAGCCAAATATAGTTGACCCCGTAATATATTCTGTAGAGGCTGTTATATACTGAACAACTAATTGCTGTGCAGTTATAGTTCCACTAAATAAAGCATTAGATGCTGTAATGTTATTTACTACATAAAAGTCAACAGCAGTTGAAGCTGTTCCAGCATAAGATGCTGATATTGCATAAGATGCACTTAAAACATATGAAGCCGTTCCCGTGTTTAAAGCAAAGCTAGCTGTTTGAGCATAAGAACCACTTAAAGAATAACTTGAAGATATAGCACTTCCTGCAGTTGTTGCAAAATTGGCATAAGAAGAAGAAATAGCGAAATCTGCATTATCAGCATGAGAGGCAGATACTACTGCGCTTCCAGAACCAGCTGTAGTTGCAAGCTGTATAATCGATTCACTAACGGTGGTATCTTGCTTAAAATATACCGTACCATCGTAGGTGTTTATAGCTAATTCTCCAAGATCTAACTGAGAGACGGTAGGAACTTTACCAGGTATAGCACTGCGTTTCAGTTCTATCTTAACTGCCATATATAGGAATGTTTAAAGTATGTACTATCAAGGACTTATATAAGTCGTTTATAAATAGTTACTTTTAGAAACTTCCGCCATCAACAGTATCGGTTCCTTCCATTGATCCGCTAACGGATTCAATAAAGTTTTCATTCGGTACAAAAGGTAAGATAAGGTCTTGTGCAAACGTAGCAGATCCAGAAACATATAAGCTTCCAGACATTACAATAAGGTTTGGATTAACGCCATTAAGTGCGTTTATGATATTAAGAATCTGATCGGCTTTAATAATTCCTCCCGGGTAAATACCCGTGGTTGGAATAGTGCCTGAAGCAGGAGTTGGAGCGTATACTACAACTGATTGACCGGCAACAGCCGATCCAGATACAAAAGTAACGTTAGTTGCAGGGATATCGTAGCCCGTAAGCTGGTTGATTTGATTTACTATCTCATTAACAGATCCACTGCTTGGTACAGTAGAGGAGCTAATAATATACCCGCTTGCAGTTGGTAGGTTAAAACCAGTTAAGGAGTTAATCTGCGATATAATAGTGTTTAGTGAACTCATACTGCCTGTTCTGTATTAAAAACGATTTTACATAGGTTATAGGTTCTGTTCTGTAACTGCGCAAGGTAGGCATTTAATGAATCAGGTATCAAGTAACCGTTTAGGGTTAAGTCAAATTCCGTTCTCACTAGTCTATCCTCGCCTTGTTCGTAGGTTTGAATGTCATCAAACGACTCTATCTTGGCTAGGAATTGAAACCTAGATGGATCACCCCAATAGGAGTTAGAAGCAAAATTTAAAGCCTCTACCATTTTATCCATCTGCTCTACAAAGTTAGTCCATATAGCACATCTATAGGTAACTGTGACATAATCAGGAGTTACAACTACGGCATACTCTTTCTGTAATTTTTGACCTTGAAGTATGTGAAAATTATCGTAAATGTTTTGACGAGAGAAAGCCTTCTCAAAAAGTTGAACGTTATTAGCGGCATTTCCATCTAATTTATTACCTAAATTCCTATTTTGCACCACAGAAGACTTCCTATACATGATTAGTGGTGGCATAATCTTACCGCCAGTGTCTCTATAGTAACCATCTCTTTGTACAGATTTCCATTTCTCAGGTGTACCGTAGATGACAGGTACTAAAATAGTGTCATTATTCTGATAAACACTTAATTTTAAGACTTCATCGAAGTAATATTGAATAGCCTCGCTAATGTCTTTGATACCAATAGAAAACTTCTTATTATCTATCTCAGTGTACTTCGTTTCGTAGGCACGATTAAACTCAGGCTGGCCTGGTTTGAAAGGTTCAGAGAAAGTTATGTTAGGATTGCCATATTCCGGAGAAGTTGGAACATATAACTTATCCATGAATTCACGTCTAGTCTTTGGTCGAACTTGTTGTATTCCTGAGTTTTCCATTTTATAATCTTTGTATTGCAATACCTAATCTTTCTGGTGTTGTTAGGTGAGTATCTAATAAAATAGAGAAACTTGCACCAAATTGGTTTAATCCGTCTGAGTAAGCGTAGTCTGGATCTTTACCTAAGAAATATTGATTTTCGTTAACATTATCTACTTCGTAATAAAGTTCGTTATACATTACTATATCTCCAGTCTCTGGAACTACGTTAGCTACCTCTAAATCCACCTTTAAAAACCTAAATCCAGCTATTCTTCTAACATCTGGACCAAAGTTATCAATTACTGTAGTAAAATCACCTCTTACTATCAAACAGTTTATTAAAACTGGTCCAATGTAACTTTTTACGAACGCCTCTCCATAGACATCAGGCTGTGTATCAGGTAAAACTACCTTATAGTAGCCAATTTGTTGAGTAACTACGTTGTTAACAAACTCTTGTGCTACTCCTATTTGCATTGCTGCATCTCGTACGGTTCCAAATAATGCCATGTTATCCTATAAAAATTGGTATGGGAATATTGATTAGTGTATCCTTTAAAGAATCGTTCTCAGATTGCTTTCTTTCAAGTTGCTTTTGTCTAGACATATCTTCTAGGTCTAACCTTAACTTCTCTCTTAAATCTTTCTGCATTTGTTGTCCGCGTGTAATTAAGTCTGCAAAGTTTAAGACCGTTTCTGCTCCAGGGATGTTAACTGTTGTGTATTTTCCCCTAATTAACCCTAATAATTCAGAAGTTAAAGCAGCTGTATACTCCTTAGTCCATTGCTTACCGGGTTGGTTGATATCTGTGTAGGTTATATTACCGTAAGGAGCTAATGAAGCATTTGCAACCAAGCCTTGATTTCCACCGTAAGGGCTATTTTCTGTTAAACTCATTAAATCAGACTGAAAACAGTACTGAATAGATATACATCTACCACCTTGAGTAGGAACAGGCATAATTCTAAGATTAGTACCTATTAATTCGAAAGACCAGGCCGGAAGACGTACCGTATTGGACATCTCTAATTCCTGTATTCTCATAATATCCCAATAAACCGGGTAATAAGTTACACTATTTCCACCTCCGCCAACTCCACCGCCAACTCCATATCCGCCCCAATCACCTGGCCATGCTCCTGAACCTCCTAGTTGAGGATAGAAAGCACCATACCCATATCCGTAAATTGCAGGAGGGGCTTTATACATTACCCTTTGTATAATTAACCTATCGTTTGGATCCATTCCTTGGGTATTAACAGCCCAATCGTACATGTCGTAGTTTTGCTGACTAGCAGTCATTTCTAGTGAGCCACTTTGCCAACTAACAAAACCGCCTACTCCGGCAGGCTGGCCATATGTCTCAGAAATATTGATTAAATTGGTTAGATTAGGGGAGACTACAGTATTATTTAAGAGTGAAGATGTTGGCTGGCCTTCAAGAGTTAGGTAGTTATCCTTAATCTTTAGCTGATATAATTCTTCAGCATAGATAGAAACAGCTTCCTCAAAACAAGCGTAAATGTTTAGATCGTTAATCTCCACATCTAAGACTGGATATCCTAGCTTTCTGGCACAGTAATTGGCTACTTTAGGGCCATCGTTTTGAAACTCTGTATCATTGTCGTAAAATCCGAATGGAGTACTTCCTGATATAGGGCCTGGGTTTCCGTCGTATATTGTTGGATTTGCCATTACTTATTGTATTTAACTTCCATATTCCTGATTTAGTATTTTTCCTACTAAATCTGACCTATGATTTTCTTTTAATTTAATCCACTTAATCTCTTCAATCTTCTTAGATAATTCAATAACGTACTTTAATCCGTTTACAGTTTCTCTAGTATCTTGTTGTTCGTTATCTCCGTTAATAATTATCTTACCGTTTTTTCCAAGTCTAGTTAAAACTGCAAGCATTTCTGCTTTGGTTAGGTTTTGTGCTTCCTCTACAATGAGAACGTTGTCTACTGTCTTTCCACGTATGAACTGTACAGGGTAAGCTATTATCTTTTTCTCTAATAAAAGAGCTTCAATTCTAGTTTTTTCATAACACTTAAATAAGTTCTCTTGGAAAGCTTCCAGGTAAGGATCAAACTTATCGCCTAATGTACCCGGCAGAAAACCTAAAGAATTTCCTACTTCAACTGCTGCTCTTGTAACAAATACAGTATCATACTCTTTTTTAAATAGGAAATCTAAAGCTACTTGAGCAGAAATAAGAGATTTTCCACATCCTGCTCTACCTGTTATAACTACTATTTGATTCTCTCTGATTAACCTTTTTGCTTCTTTTTGCTCTTCGTTTAATTGAATTGCATACTTTATTTCGTTTTTCAAAGCCTTCTTTTGTTTCTCCATGTATTGTTTTTAGGATAACTATTTTAATTAGTCTTTTATGCTGTTAACTAAAGCTTGCGCTTACAAAAGCCGAACCATTATAGATATATAAGCGAGATCCACTAAAAAAGGCAGTTCCTGCTACAGGGGAGGCTGGCTGTACTGTAGGGAATGTAAAAGAACTAGAAGTAGCAAACTTTAAGCTTCCTGATATTGAAAGAGATCCGGTTACTTGAGATCCTGTTTGTGCTTGTAAAGGAGCTGTTATGCTAACAGTTCCATCAGTCCAGTTACTATAGTTTTGAAATCTAACAATTACTTGAGGATTTCCAGTATTGTTACTTACTGCAATTAAACTTCCCGATACGTAATCGCCAAATTCTATACCGTTTACAGTAATATCTATGAAATTAGAGCCTGAATAGAATTGAATACCGTGTATATCTGTATACGTACCTACTAGGTCATCGTTAGTGGATACTACAAGGCTTTCTGCCTCTAAAAGTGCGTAAGTGTCGCCTGCAGCTGAAACTATTGTTAATGAACCTGTAATATCTACCGATCCGCTCACTGCTATACTTGAAGTAGCAAGGAATAACGGAGTTGCAGTACCGTCTCCATCTGTAATGTTTTTAGATGTTGAATTCACTCCAACATTGTCTGCAAATTTTAATAATCCTTCGTAAGTGCTCGATATTGTATTGCCAGTTAAACTTGCCATGCGTATGTTTTTATATAAATAGTTGTAAATAAAAAAGCCGGCTTACGGGCCGGCTTCTTTTTTTATTCCTAAGAGATCTTAGTTAGTTACACTTACTACATTTAAGTTAGCAACGTATACCTTACCGTAGAACTCTGGGCGGATCATCTTCTTCGCGTAACGAGTCATGATACCTTTACGTGGAGTAAAAGTCTGAGGATCGTATACTAAAGGAGTCATGATCAACGGTACATAAGGAGCGTAAACGGCACCACACTCTAAGAATTGGTTACCACGGAAGCCCATTAAGATTGTGTTTTCAGTCATGTAAGGGTTTTTGTAAACCTTGTAACGACTGTTTAAAGCACCAATCTTTTGTACACCGAATGCATACTTCATAGTATCTGCTGCACCATCAGTATCGGCTGCAAATCCAGGAATTGATTCCAAGATAGTAGCTACTGTAGGAGAACAAACTAAGAAGTTAGCACCACCGCGTAAAGTTAATTGGTGAATTTTGTTAGATACTGCTTGTAAAGTAATACCTAATGTTTGGAACCAGCTCATTTGGTTGTAGTAAGCACCAGCAGTGTTGCTTGTGTATGCTGTACCAGTAGAGTTGATTTGGTTTCCGATTTGAGCAGACCAGTTAGCAGTTGTTTGAGCGTTCTCAATTAACATATCTAAGATCTCTAAGTCAATCTCTAAAGAGATGTACTCAGATAACATTCCTGTTAATTCAGCCTCAGCATCTAAGCTATGGTAAGCATTCAAATCTTGTGCAAATTCTGGAGTCCATTGTGCTTTTAACTTACGAGTCTTAGCAGAAATAGTCTCAGACTTCATTTGTACGTTGATCTCAGGGATAACGATTGAAGCAGAACTAGCAGCGTTCGGGTTAGAGAATGGAGCAGGTGTATCATTTGGAGCATCTTCAAAGTCACCACGTGTTTGGAAGTTAGTTGCTTTATTGTAAAACAATACAACACCACTTGCAGCAGCTTGAGTTACTTGTAATACAGAAGAACCAGTTACAAAGAATGATAAGTTAGCACCGCTTAATACAGTGAAATCATTAATTTGAACACTTGGATCGATTACTGCAGAACCAGATAAAATACTTCCAGATAATTCGAATGCACGAACTCCGTTTGTATCTAAACCTAATGAACCTGTAGAAACAGTTACTTTAACAAGTTGAGAAGTAGCTGAACCTGAAGTAATGTAGCTAGAGTTAAAGTTAACCTCAGCTAAAGTTGCTTGAGCGATTGTAGCTGAACCTGAAGCGATTGAAGAAGAGAATTGGTTGATAGAATAACCAAAACGACCTTGACCGTATAAACCACCAGAAGCTAAGTTACCGAAGCCACTGTTAGCTGTTTGGTTTAAAGTACCGTATACTGATTGACCAGCTACGAAAGGCTTAGGAATACTAGATCCGTATTGGAAATCTAAGTAGAATACTAAACCAGCAGGTAAGTTCATTGGTTGAACTGAAACGAACTCTTTAGAAGCGATTTGACCGAAGATCTTACGAACTAACGGTAAAGCAACTCCAGCCCATTGTTCACCATTACCTGGTGTGAAAGTAGCACCGTTTGTAACGTTACCACCTGTTGATGATTGTTCCATCACTAATTGCTTAGCTTGGTTTTCCAAGATTGTAGCCATGTTGTTTCTATCGTAGTCTTTTAAACCCTCAAGTAAACCACTTTTAGCCCATTTCTTAGACAATTTTTGGCTAACACCCAATTGATCTTGGTATGGATTAGCGCTCTCTAATAGAGATTGTACTAAATTTGACATTGTAAAATGTATTTTGTTTTTTAAAATTATTATTTAATTCCAGCAAGTGTCTGCCATCTTGAATACAAGGCGTCAGTTTCAACAATCGGTCTAGCTGGAGCAGAGCCAATTGGTTTTGATGCAAAACCTACTGATTCTTTTAATGAAGACTTTTTAGTGTCTACACTAACTGATTCTAATAGAGTTTTGTATGTGTTTTCAACCTCTTTAACAGATGTTGCTCTGTCGAAAGCGTTGATAACTTTTGTTTTTTGAGATTCAGAAAGATTTTTAGCTTTAAAGATCTTATTAACATACATCAATTTAGCATTAAACAAGTTGATCTCGTTTAATTCAGTCTTGAGAGTTTTAATAGTCTTAATAGCTTCGTTAAGTTCTTTCTTCATTTCTTCAACTTTGTGAGTGTCAGCAGCTTTAGTAGTAATCTGTCCGCCAGGAATTTCTCCAGCAGCAGCACCTTCTTCAACTTTTCCTTCAGCTTCTAATTCAGCTAAGATTTCGTCTAATGAAATTTCATCATCAGTATCCATTTCAGCAGCGTCATCAGTACCTAAATCCATAGCTAAGTCAGTGTCAGCGTCTAAAGCAGCAGTGTCAGCAGCCATATCACCACCTTGTAATGTCATGAATACATCACGAATGATGTCTTTCAATTCACCTACAGTAATGTCTACAACTTCTTGTTCATCTGTTCCTTCACCCGCTTCCATGTCATGAGTCAAATCTTCGCCAGCTTCTTCTGCCTTATCGTCAGTTTTAGCATCTTCGTCATCTTCCTCAGTGTCATCGTCGTCAGCTTCGTGAATAGGAGCTTTCTCAGTGTAACTACCATTGTCATTACCGTGAGTAGTTTTAGCTTTCTCACTGTAACTACCATTGTCGCTACCATGAGTGGTTTTAGCTTTCTCATCATAACCAGCAGTTGTAGTAACTTGACCTTCTTCAAGGTCGCTACCATCCACGTCATCTTCTGAAAGAGCGTTTAATTCTGCTAAAATTTCATCCAATGTTGATTCTTCCATGTCGTGCATTTTTGCTTCTTCCATGTCGTGCTTTTTAGCTTTTTTCATGTCGTGCATTTTTGCCTCTTCCATTTTGTCATCGTCGCCTTCTTCGATGTTTTCAACAGTCTCTTGGAACATAGATTTAACTAGAGGTTCGAAGTGTTCTGCAAGAGTAGCTCTAGCTGATGCTAGTGAAGTCTCACGTACTGCTTTAGCATCCAAGATAGCCTGTCTGAACAGTTCTTGATTACTTTCCATTTGTAATTTTGTTTCGGGGGATTGCCTATTAGAGTAGTGGCAATATAAGTGTAATAAGAGAATAAAACACCATATTAGAATGATGTACCTTTATAAATAGCAAGAGCCCCTTGAGAAGGAGCCCTTTAGCGAAAATATTTTGTTTTTACTTAATACAGCAAACGCCGCTTTGGGTACAAATAATATCAGAAATTAATCTATTAATACTGTCTTGTTGTGCATAACCTTGTTGTGGATTGTAGGATTCATTTAGTCCTCCTACTGGTTTAACATAAGCACCATAAGTACTTGGAGTTGAAACGAAATCCCAACAAATTAACTCTAAGTCATCTTCAACTTGAACAAGACCTTCCCCTATTGCTGTAACAGATCCCATTGCTCTTGAACTAACCCCGACACTAATACCTGCTAAAAATAATTCTCTTAATATATTACCTGAAGGAGTATCTAAGATTTCAAACTCACCATATAAATCTTTTCCTTCCCACCACATTCTTGTAATGTTATGACAAACATTCTTTAAGTTTATGATAGAAGTCTCTGGATGATCTAATTCACCTAAAGCTCTTTTCTCGGCTACTGGACCCTCTACATATAAAGCTACTTGCTTATATAAGGTATTATAATCGTAAATACGCTTATTTGCATTTGGTTTATCGGCAGCTTGTACCTTGCCTGATACTAAAAATTTAGACTTTGGGTTTACTCTAGCCTCGCTTAATTGCTTTGGCATAGGCGTAAATGCTAAATACTCTATTAGAACTTCTTTATTCATTATTTGCGGATTATGTCTACTGTATCACCTGCTTTTGCAGCTGGCATTTTTTGTTGAACAATCTGATCTACTTGAGTACCTGTTGCTGTTTTTGGTACGATTAAAGCTCTAGTCTCTCTTACAGTTTTCATTAACTTCTCTTTCAAGTTTTTCATTTTCTCTTCTCTATCTTCGTTTACTGTACCTAATTTAGCTTCTAGATCAGCTATTATCTTTTTATACTTCTCTGGTATTTGATCTGCTGGTGTTTTAGCGAAAGCGTTCTTTAAGAATTTTAATTCTGATTGATCTATTGCTTGATCAGCCTTTATACTATGCGGATCATTTGGCTTAGCTTCATCAACAGGCTTTTGTTGATCTTCAGGAATATGAGCTTTCGGTTTAGCCCACTCATCAGAAGTGTTTGTCTTAGCTGCTTCTTCTTTCGGATTAGGAACGTCTTTCTTAGTTAAGATATTGCCTTGAATATGATGAACTTCACCTTCGTCAGTTTTTACTGTTGCAGTATCGCCGTCCCATTCTGTAATCTCACCTACTAAGGAGTTATCTTTTTTTTTAACTCTTGCACCTACATTAAAATGCTCATGCTCAGGATTAATTTTACTCATTTCTTGCATGATATGCTCTCTTAAGGCTTGTACCTTCTCCTTACCTGGAACTTCCATTACCTTTGCAATACCTTTAGCTTTCTTAGGAGTTTGAGTCATTTGCGTAATACCTTTACCGTTCTTAGCCTTTCTTCTTTCTTTCTTTCCTAGTGAATCTTCAGTGTTACTTTTAGCATCTTTCTTAATAACTCTCATCTCGTTAGGCTTATCAACTAAATTACCTTCTTTTACTTCTTTCATCTTTAAGTCCTCGTCCATAGCCTTTACAGCTTTGAAGTTAGCCAATTGAAGTTGCTTGTAAGCATCAGGATCTTTTAAGATAGTATCTACTACTTTCTTTCTAGCCTTAACATAAGCTTCATCAGTAATTTCTGGCATTTGAGCTAATTCATATTGAATACCATGATATACTTGATAATAATTTAATTGATCAATACCTGGTGCTGGAGGAGTTTCTGCATTTGGGTTATGTCCGTAAACACCTTCTGGCTTTGCAGCCTCAGATATAATACGCTTTCCTTTTAATATCTTAACAGAATCATCATAAGATGTTACTGGAGATACATACTGAGGGAACTGCATACGCACATTGCGCATGAAGTTCGATTTGGACATTTTACCTTCTAAGAGGTCTGTATACTGTTTTTGTATATTTTTCATACTAATAAATAGTTTATCTTCCTTGTCCGCGGTAAGCTTTTGGCCTTGGACTGTGTTTATTGAAACTCTTTTGTGCTGAACCTACTTTCCTTTTACCGAATGAAACTTTGTTGCTGTTTCCAGCTGACTTAGCCTTTGCCATTATTTGAGACCTTTTACTTTTGTATAAACTTCGACAACCTTTGAATGAATTTTTTCGAAAACCTTCTTAGTATTATGTTTATATTCTACTGTTGCTTCACCTTCTGAAAGATCTTGTCTCATTTGAGAGGTAAATTCAAGTAGTTTAGTAACTTCTTCTAGTTTGTGATTAATCATTTTAGCGGCTTGATGCAATTGATCTGATTTAGGTCTCATTGCAGCTTCTCTTTTAAATTGAGAATAGGCTCTAGATTCTTCTAAAGCTTCTTTCCATAGCATATCTACGTCGATGCTTTTCATTTTCTTTCCTGCTTCTTGAGCACTTGGTGCTTTAGTAAATCCAACACTAGAATAAGCATTAAGGTTTTTAGAACCTTGACTGTTCGTCTTTGAAGGCTCACCAGCAAGACGCGGTGCATCTTCGTCTATAGCTCCTGAAAGTCTTTTATATCCCCACATTGCAAGTTTACGAATCATTTCGATATCGTCTTTTGCAGTAAAATCAAAATCATCTCCTACTCCGTAGTAGCTTCCGTCTGGTTTAGCATAAATTTTAACTGTTCCGCCTTTCTTGTCATCGTATATTGCTATTTCATCGTCTTCGAAAGTTCCTTCTTGGTACTTCTTCTTTCTAGTGCCTGCAGCATACTGTTCACCATTACCGGGAGTAAAGGTAGCACCTCCCTCCCCTTTCTC